TGAGTGCCATCAGTTATGAAAAAAGAACCAGCAATCACAGGTGCAGCAAGAGTAGTTCCTGGAAATGCCGTCTGAGCGCCAGTTCCTGTGCCTACCTGATCTTGCGTATATTGCTGCGGCCAATCTTGGTAAAAGATGTCTCTATCTTGATAAAAGACAAGAGGGTATCCGTTTGCATAGGCCATTGGCTCTTCAGTCTGAAAAGCTCCCAGTACTGGATATACATCAACATTTGCCTGAGTTGTAAAGTTATAAGGCTGAAGATTTACTTGCTCCTTTAGCTCAAAAGGCATTGTGTATGTATAGTATTTATTGATGTAATCATAAATTGATGCATCACTAAGTTGATTTTGCGATGGTGTGCCAGTAATTCTACGCACTTTGGCCGCAATATCTGCCGATGTCCAAGTACTGGGAGTTATGGTCATTTTTTACCTCTTATTTCCTTACACTTCGGCACTGAAAATATGGCTTATATCCTGAAACATAAGTTTCTGGATTGCCCTCGTAGTTCTTTCTCTCGCTGTAAATTCTTGAATGGCATGAGTATGGATCCATATCGTTTTGCCCTTCAAGGTGCTTAATTACCTCGACTGGCAGGTCATACTCCATGCCATGCATAAGAGTGTAATGCTTTAGAGGATGGGCCTTGCTAGCGTAGTGGAAATACAAGATACAGCCGGGATCGCGGTTGTTGATAAAAACCACTCTTTCGTATTTTGGCACTTCTTTTGCGATGACTACCTTTGTTTCAGGAATATCTGTTGAGTCTTCCTGAAGAAAGTTCTTCGCAATTGTCTCTTTGTCCATGTCATTTAATTTAGGTTCTGCATTTTTTCTAGGTCTTGCCATTTTTACCTCATGGATATGTGTTGGTTAAAGGATCTATAGGGGAAGGGCTAATGAGTACGTTCAAAAACCCGCCACTTGTATACGGAGAATATTGGGATGTATCCAAAGCTACCTTGATGTTATCGGCATCTATGACAGCAGTAACATAGGCAGCTTGTCCGTTTATCTGAGACATCCCGCGAACTTGGGTGAAGTCTACTTTTGGAGTAGACTGCGTAGATGAAAGTGTGATGCCATGGCCAGGAGCAGTCACTATAGGCTGCACAGATTTGGTAATACCTGTGATCGAATGAACCGTAATCGGCCATTCGTTTGGTGAAGGGTATGTAACCCCACCATTTCCTGCCGGAAGTCCTGTTCCTGCTAAGTTTCTTGCCATTTATACTCTCACAACTAATTCACTATAAAAAGGGGAGCCATCTCCCCTTTTGTCAAACCGCTTTACATTACGGACCAGTTACAGGGCTTTGAAGGATTGCTTCATAAGACCATACGTCGGTAGTTGCGCCACCGCCGTTTGTAAATGTCGTACCTACGATTAGGCCAGTCGATCCGAGGTTTGCTTCTGCTGTTGGCAAGCTTACATTGCTGTAGAGCGTGTTAGCAGGAGCACCTGTAATGACGTTAAAGAAGCCTGAACTAATACCATCAGTTACACCAGTCGCATTGTATGCACTGAAGTTTGTCGTGTTAATATTTACTGTGAAAGTTGTAGTACTTGGCACAGAAGTAATAACACCTGACAAACCATTGATTTGTGTCATTCCAGGAACACCGTGGAATGTCACAACAGTTACACCAACGTCAGCCGCAGTTGTAAATGAGTGCGCTACAGTAGTAGTAACCAAAGCATTCGCTGCTTGGCTAATACCCGGACCAACTTTTGAAAGTACCTGTAAAGTTGAAGGGCCTACATATTGTCTCGCATTTGTTGCATCTGTATATGGAGCCTGGTTAGGCACATATAGTTTGCTGTCGGGTGTGCTGTAAGGAACAAAACCAGTCGCAGTAGTTACACTACCAGATGCTGTTCTTGACCATGTAGCTGTACCAGTTGTATAAGTAGCAAGCATAGAGTAAGGTGTGGACAAAGCACCAAGTGCTTGGTTCCAGTACCCTTCAAGTACGCCTGTTACTGTACCGCTTGCAAAGATAGTCTCATTTCTAAGTCTAAAGACTGACGGAATGAAGCCCAAGTTCAATTGATATTGGGTTGTAGTACCTGTAGAGAAAGTACCGTACTTATAAATAGCCATGATACCCTCCTTATAGTCTTAGTGTTGAAATAATTCTTGTGATCCAGTTGTCATTCAAGATTCTGGTCGCAAAAGGATATTTATAACCCACTGTACCGCGCTGGTTAAGCGGGTCAGCTGTTCCACTAGCACCTAGTGGCTTAACGATGAACTCGGCTTCTTTTGCACCGAGACGGACTACGCCGTATGCCTCTTGGCCCAACATAAACGAGCTATAGATAGGCGTTGCGGCGCCATTGTTATAGCCGTTGGTGTTTAGGAGCCATCGGCAGTTTTTCGTGCTTCCCCCGAAGCTTGTTACTACTCTTTCGAGTGGGTTAGTCATTTCTGCTAACCTCTCACTGTTACCAGTGAGTCCAGACTATCGCTTCCTCTTATGAGGTTTTCTCACTTAGTCGTTCACGGTGGCTTTCGCCTTCCGCCTTATTGTCGCCATCAAAAATATTTGGGTTAGGATTCGAACCTAACACGTAAAGAGTTTTGTCACTTAAAGTGTTTTGTCTCTTTGCAGGCCGATCAAGGCCATGCTTACTACCATTCCAGCTCTCCAAATACAATTATGCTGCGAGTTCCAAGTCAATTAGAGAAAATTTATCCTGAGCTAGGGAATTTGTTAACTCAGCTTCCAATGCATTCATTGGGTTTGGATAGTTAGCAGCAGAGATGAAGCTAGATACAGCTTCAAGATCTTTCTGCATATCTACCGACATAAAGCCCCAGTATGATGAACGAACTGGCGCAGTACCGAACTTGTTTTCGCCTGGTAGTGGGTTCGTCATTAGACGAGCGTTACCTTGACGAAGCGCAACAATCGCTGTCTGAATATCAGTATCAGTGATTTCAGTAGGTGTGTTGCCGTTTACGCCTGCTGTACAAGCAATAGTCGATGCTGTCGATACCATCATATCGCGTATGAGGGTGTCGATTGTAAGGCCGAGTTGTAAAGAAAGGACTTTTGTCGCTTCATTAAGCACACGGTCTTGTACAACGAATTGCACCTGGTCAGTTCAAATTGTTACTACTACATTTATGTAGCGGGTAAACCTCTTCGGATTCACCTCACGAGTTTTATGTATAGCTCGTGTTCAGACTATCGCATCCCTCTCGGGTCTTCTCACTTAGTCGTTCAGGCTGCTTTCGCTTGCCCCTTATTGTCCTGTTAAGCCGCCAGGAGTTCTAAGTCAATCAGAGAAGATTTATCGACCACAACTTCGTTTATGGTCACATAATCCCCATACCAGCTAATAGCTGCTTTAAAATCTGTACGGGAAAGTTGGCTACCCGCTGGAGTTTGTCCATCGGTAAGCGGAATTGTTGCAGCCGCTAAGGTCGAATACCTTGCAAATACCATCTGATCGCCAGAGTTCAGAGGAATCTGTCTCTTTTGAGCGAAAAGATCGTAGATGAAGTAAGGTCTCGCCAGCGTTAGCAACATCCTATCGAAATAGGTACGAACTTCCGGAGGAAGTTGCGTTAATGTTGTAATTGCCATTTAGATCTACTCTTAATTAGATCTGCTCCATGTTCCTTTCAATCAGAGCTTTGAAGTCGGCTTCGGACATCGTCGCGTAGTAGTCGGCTTTTGATAATGTCCCAGCGCCGCCAACTGTGTTAGAAAGTGTGCCAGGTTTTCGCGAGTTTTCTACTATGCGCTTTGCAGCTTGCGAGGGCTGAGGAGGCGCGGCTACAGGCTCTGGTTGCTGCCTTTGTTCCGCCAGCATCGCCATCTTACCTATCTTGTATAGATAAGCGGCTTTGTTGTTGGAGGCAAGGAATCCTTGAGCTAGATCAGGTTCTTTTTCAATAAGAGGCACGCCATACTTAGCTGTGACCTCGTCATAATCGGGATTCTGTGATTTGACTTGGAGTTCGCCTAGCATCATCTGATACTCTGCTTCTCTTTCTTGCATTATGGCTTTGAACTGTGCACCTGTTACGAGATCATCGTTTTGTATGTCATCGATTGCGCGCTTACGAGGCGCTTCAGGTTTACGCTGCACATCTCGGCGTAACGCTTCAGCTTCTTCACGGTATCTATCCCGTTCTTGTTTAAATTGTGCTAGTTCCTCGCGTAGTGCCCTGAAGTTGTATTCCTTGTCAGATTCTACTGGATGCTCAGGTTCAACGGCCTGATCAACTGTTTCCTCGACAGGTTCCTCAGCTACTTGAGTATTAGCTTCTACCTGACCCCCGGCGACTGGGTCTGTTACGCCCTGCATAGCTTCTTGCTGAGCTGTTAGCTCTGCAACGTAATCTTGATCGTATATTGTCATAGTGTCCTTGCGTCGGCGACACGCTCGTTTACGCCCATTAAAAGTTGGCTATGATCCCACTAGCTAACTAGCGGTATTACTTTATTCATCTGCTGCGCCTTATTTGCCAAATCTACAGAGAAATCCTCTGATCGATGAGACAATAGGCTTGGATCGATGGGAATATCTGGGGGACTCGAGAGATCAGGAATAAACTCAAAAATCCCAAGTGGTGCATTTACGAACCACACCAGCATCCCTAAAACAAAGGGCGGTCTATCATATGAAAGCTTAAACGACTGTCTAATCCCGCCAGCTACATGTTTGCCCCAGGCGTCAGCTCCTGACAATGCAGGGTCGACTTTGCCTACGTACATAATGTAAAATGGTTTTGGATCGTTTCGTCGTTCGTTGGCTATTTTCTCTGCCTGATTCCAGCAGTCTATAGCCATCGCTTCCCGTAGATTACCCAAAGTTTCAGTCATGCTTAATATCCATCGTCCTTGTATGCGCCAGTAAAATGCTGACCCATAATTTTCTTGTGATCTGCCATACAGCCAGCTTTTCCGCCTTGGCCATATGCTTGATCTGAGCAATCACGCTTGAAATCATTCATTGGGTGAATGTTCGAAGGCTTCATGCCCTTTGGAGCCTCTTTAGGCTTATCTACTTCATGTTCGTACATAACTACCTCTTCTTTTTACTGGCTTTGCCAGGATTTACCGGAGGCGGATTTGCCCCACCGGCATTGTCTACGGAGCGTTTTCCGTGTAAATTGGGATCATTGCCAAGTCTAGGCTTAGGAGCCTGATCGTTTAGTCTTCCAGGTTTCACTTAAGTTCCTTCCAAGGCTTTTTTTGAGGCTTATCAGGTGTGTTTTTATAGGAATCATTGACCAGTCCCATGCCATTCATATGACCTTGTGGAGGCACTTCGCCTTCATATCCGTATGGGTATTCATCCATAGCTACCCTGCGATCCAGTTCTCTTGAGTAGGAATCGCTTGGCATAAACTGTTGATCGAGAAAATTGAAGCTCATGACGAGACCTCTAGTTAAATTTAATGACTAAGTTATTAGTTAAAACTATCTTGTTATTAAGTACAAGCAAAACGAAACTTAAGGATTGCAAGAAAATGTCAATTGTGGTTAAAGTTAGGCTCGAAGTTTACACAGTTTTAAAGACGTGAGTAGCTCAATGGTAGAGCGTTGTGAAACTGATTATGCGTTATGCATGACGCTAAAGGGGAATCAAAGGCATGAGGGTTCGAGTCCCTCCCATGTCATTGTTTACAAGGTAATATGAATGGTTTGGATTTATTTAGTGGAATCGGAGGAATCAGCCTCGCATTGCGTGAGCATGTCAGACCAATTGCCTACTGTGAAATTGACAAATACTGCCAGGCAGTACTTTTGTCCAGAATGTTTAAAGGAGAATTGCAAAAAGCACCCATCTGGGATGACATTATGTCACTTGATGGAACCCAATTCTTTGGACATATTGATATCATATATGGTGGCTTCCCCTGTCAAGACATTAGTATTGCAGGAGCTGGAAAAGGCTTGGAAGGAAAGCGAAGCGGATTATTTTTTGAGATCATACGCTTGGCCAAAGAAATCAAGCCCAGTTTCATATTCCTTGAAAACGTGCCCGCAATCACTACTAGGGGCGGAGTTCGAGTCGTTAGAGAAATTACCGAAATTGGGTATGATTGTAGATGGTGTATTATATCCGCTTCAAGCATTGGAGCGCTTCATAGACGTGAAAGATGGTTTCTTTTGGCCCACTCCTCAAGCAAGAGCACAAACAGATACACCGAGCGAACGGAAAAGAAATTCTCCATGTTTACACAGCATGGTATTAATGGCTACCCCGACAGCGAGCCAAGCAAACAAACCCATTCGGCAACCAAGTCCGACTCGATTAAACAAAACACATGGGGAAGATCTTCAAGATTCTATTGGCCGCTTGAATCCAGAGAGCATTGGCAAGAAACTGTGTCCGAGATGGGTAAGTGTTCTCATGGGATACAAAGAAACTTGGACACAATTGATTTAATTGAAGGCTCTATGTTAATATATCAATATGCCTCAACCAATGAAATTTGTCCCGAAGAAGTTTTGTCTTTACTGCAAAGGGGAAATATTGCGTCCTCGCTTCAGGAATGGGAAACTTCAGGGACGTCCTATATTCCTGAAGAAGAAATATTGTTCGAGTTCTTGCGCTTGTGCGTACAGAAATGTAAACAAGCATCCAGTGCACAAGAACTCATTTCACAAAGCAGCCCGAAAACTCCGAGAGAATTTTTGCGAAGCATGCGGAGCAGAAAAAAACTTACAAGCGCATCATGTGGATCACAATCACAAGAACAACGAACCTTCAAACATCCAAACTCTTTGCAAGATTTGTCACAATTATTGGCACAAAGTTTTAAATCAGCGTGGATTAAAAAATGTAGGGAAGATGCCCAAGATCATATAGCACAACTTAGAGCCTTGGGCAATGCAGTGGTTCCAGAACAAGCAAAAAAAGCCTTTGAAACATTAATTGGGTTAAATCATGACTGAACGAACATACTGCATAATTGTACACGAAAATGTTTCTCCAATCGGAGAAACATTATTCAGAGGAACTTATGAAGAAGCACAAAGTTATGCTAAAGAGATTGGAAATAGCGCGCCTAGCATAACTAAAGCTGAAATAAATAATAATAAATTTGTTAAGACTAAATCATGACCAATTTTCCAAAACATATTTGTTTAATAATAGAACATAATCCCCATAAAGGTTCTTACCAGTCAATTGAAGAATATTTTGAGTATTACCCTTTTTCTGAAAGAAACCTAGGTTTTTTTAAAGAATGTTGTGAACTACAAGAGATATGGACCGCGCAATGGTATCCTGAAACTCCTAGTGGCTTTCATTGGACTTGTGCACCAACTTTTGAAAAACTAATGGAGAAAATCAATGACTGAGTGGATAAAATGCAGCGAGAGGTTGCCTCTAGAAAGTCAAGAGGTAATTGTTTTTGATCCAATATACGATAAACCTGTTTTTCAATCTCAATATGCAAATAAATATTTTAAACAGTCATTCCAAGTGAACTGGACTCATCAAGTTATGGGTGAAAATGACACTGTAACCCACTGGATGCCATTGCCTGAACCACCTAAGGAATCATGACTGAGTGGATCAAGTGCTCTGATAGACTCCCTGAAAAAGAGGGCAAGCTCTTAGTTAATATCAATGGTAAATATTTTGTTTGCAGTTCGATCAAGATGAATACCACATATCACTTGACAGATGAAATTGGTTTTATTTTTGCTACACAAAGTGTAATGTATAATAAACCATTAGAAAATACGACTTTTTTTACCGTACATTGCAAAGATATAATTGTAGATCAAAAGTGGTATAAACCCCATCACTTTGCAGAGATAACGCATTGGATGTACATAGAGGAACCAAATGACTGAATGGATTAGTGTTAAATTCGCTTTACCAGTGGATTGTAGACAGATTTTAGTGACAAATGGTGCTTTTATTGGATTTACCTATTTTGATGTTCATGATAGAAAATTCGAACCTACTGATGGTAAATATATAGATATATTTGATCCTAAATGTGATTATCAAATAGAGTGCCTGCCTGAAAGTATCACGCACTGGGCACAATTGCCTGAACCGCCAGATCAAATTTCATCAATGATGCAGGATATAAGAAAAGACATGGCTGATTCTCTGTTGCCAGGTTTTAAAAGACAATATGGGATAAAAGATGACTGAGTGGATCAAATTTGATGACACTGATGACAGAAAAAAATAAAATACATTTATGGGAAGTAGAACATAATTACTATTGTACTAACACTAATTATTTCACAAACGAAGATACTACTTGCAAATATAAATCTTGGAATGAATTTTTAGTAGATTGGGATAATGCCGACAAGGATTATAATTTACTTTTCAGATGGGATTGGGAGATAGAAAACAAAAACGAAGATGATAGCTATAGAGATGGTGTTTTATATCTTTTTTTTATTTTGCAACGAAAAGGATATATTATTACATGCTTAATCGATGTGTGCAGGAATGATGAAGTAAAAATTATTGAATTCCTGAAGCCTTATCATCAACATTTAAAAGAATTATGGATGCCTATTTATGACTGAGTGGGTTAAGTGCAGTGACATGCTTCCCCCAGAATATGACTATGTTTTAATATTCTGCGATAGCAAAGGCACAGGAGAACCAAAGCCTATTGGTATAGCGAGACAAGTGAAAAATGAATGGGATTTTTCATCTTGTGATTTTACAGGATATTACTATGACTTGGAATGGACAATATATCCTGAAAATATCACGCACTGGATGTTAATACCTAAACCACCTGTGGAACTATGAGTGAATGGATTAGTGTTAAGGACAGATTACCTGAAAAAGATAAAGAAGTGTTAATCTTCTGCAAAGAAACTTATTACAATTTTGGTGGTAATGGCTTATATATAGGTTACTACTTAGGAGAAAAAAAGTATCCACCTTACTGGAAAATCAAATGTGAATGTTCAGGTTATGAATGCGATTGCGATTATCCAATAACCTTATATTGGGCAGAGCTGCCTAAACCACCTGTTGAGGTTGACTCATCGCCTGTTGACGCTCCATAAGACCCATCTCATGCTCAGTTGTGCTTGACTTGATCGAGCAATTGCCTTATGCTTGAGTAAATAAGATGAGGTAAGATGATAAAAAAGTGCGAGTGGTGTGGTAAGGAAATTACTAAGAAAACCAATTTGTTTTGCGATAAAACTTGTTACAAAGAATGGAATAAATCTTTTAAAACAAAGAAAACTTGTATAGTTTGTCAAAAAGATTATTCAGTTCCCGAATGTCGTGCACAAACTAGCACAACCTGCTCGCCTAGATGTCGTGCACAAATAGCTGGAGAAGGTGCTAAAAAGGCCCACACGCGAGCTGAAATAATTAGCCTTACTTGTCTTCACTGTTCTAATACCTTTCTTATTGAAAAATCCAAAGCAATGTGGAAAAAAAATGGTACGACTGGCCTTAGAAAATTCTGTTGTAAATCTTGTCAACTTAGATACCGCAAAGAACATAAAAAAGTTAAATCGGTGACATGTAAACAATGCGGGAAGATAAAACAGGTTAAAGCTTACCGAAAAGATGCAAAATATTGCTCTAAAGAATGCAAATGGGCATATGAACGAACTATAACTGGCGAAAGTTCACCGTCATTCAAGCATGGGTTTAAGATATATCGTCGAGAAGCGCTTAAGTTATACGAATATAAGTGCTCAAATTGTTCTAAAAAGCATCGTAGGCTACATGTACATCACCTTGATGGTAACAACAAAAATAACATACCTTCAAATTGGACTATTCTATGCGAGAAATGCCACCGACAGGTACATTCTGGTTTGATTGCATTGCCAATTGTTGCTGGTTCATAGCAGCCTCATGTTCAATTTGCGCGCGTCTTTGCTCGCCTTCAGCATGTTGAATTTGTCCTAGCTCCTTAAGCATGGCTATCTTTTGAGAAAGGGAATTTAAATCCATTTCTTGAAGTTCTTTTAAGGCTTTTACAAAATTAAGTTCGGCTGCTGTACGATCTGTTTCTGCTTTTTGCTGTCTTTCGGCATTTTCAGCATTCTTAAGTTGTATTGTCGATAACCGCTCCATAGCAAGAGCCTGGTCAGACTTAGCTTTAGCTTCTATGCCCTCTGTAGTGATCGCCATCTGTTGATCTTCCATCTCCATGCGTCTTTGTATAGCTTCTTGCTCTTGTTGTGCTTGAGCATCGAGGATTTCATTAAGCTCAGAACGGCAATGTAGGCTTGATTTTTCGATGATCAGACTATCAGGAATAGGCATACCCATTTGCTTAAGAGTAGTAAGCTGCATAAACTCAGTCTGCTTTTGAGTATTGGTCAAGAGGCCTTCTTCGACTACGACATCATACCTAGAAAATGCCTTCGAGTAAAACTCTGGTGTGACTTCTTTCTTGGTTATCATCTGGATCTTTTCAGGAGAGTAATTTTCCTGCATCATTTTGAGAACCTTTTGACCGAGAATTTTCTGACTTTCAGCCAAGTTATCAAACACACCCTTAAGGCTAACGAGTCCCGCTGCTTGACGCATTTTGGCCAATATAGCAGCAGTCTCGACCTTTTCGTTATCGGGCATACCCAGCATCTCAGGGTTAATTCCGAGTATATTTGGGATAATCTCATTGAACATCTCTGTTAACACCATCTGCCCTTGAGGGATATCTGGAGGCATAATTCGTTGAACATCTGCCATATCAGCATCTGGACGGATGAACACAACCTGGCCATTACCAGACTTAAAAAGGCTTGAGGTGTTAGTTACAGCACCAGTTTTAGCTATCCAGCCTGAATTAAGTTGAGAATCCAGCAGATCAACATGGCGAGAGATACGCTTATTAAGCTCAGTTTGAGGATCTCTGATGTAACGGACAATCCCTTGTAGCTTCCATGTATAAAGATCGTAAGAAGGTGCATAGTCACCACCGAAAATAGGCACACAAGGGTAATCGTCAAGGCCCCAAGGATCTTTTCCATAATACAATAGTTCTCCTTCTACGATAATACCCAGCTCAACAGTCCTGACAGGCTTACGAACAATTTGGAGATTAGGATGTAAAGCTTGTATGAACTGTAATCGCTCTTTTGGCCCCTTCCAAACTGTAGTTTCTCCAGTGTCCATATCGACAAGGACATTTTTTGTCTCCCATTTCCTGCGCCAGTATTCCGTGTAGTTCAGCAGCTTTTGCATCCCCCAGTTTCTGGCAAAACTCATGTAGGTGAATTTGTCATCTCTATTGCCATACGGTAGGGCATTGATGCGCTCTTCTTGATCCGGCAAAAGTGATATCACGGTGGTTCGATCGAGGTACTTTCTACGTGCCCAAAAAGAGCAGTCGGACATGTCCTTTTCGAAGAAAAAAGGGTCCCATATGCTGTCATTCCAATTTGTGATGTTAAATTTAACATCCCCATTGACAGGGTCCCCCCTATAGTCAAGGTATGGGCATATCCACGATATACCTGTAATAAGACTATCACGAAATGCTTGCGATATTTTGTCATAGCCTGATCCTGAATTCATTATGTACTGCATGACATCGGTCATCAGCTCGGCAGTAGGCTCTGAAGCATCTTCTATCGGGCTGATCTTTGTGGCAAGACGGTTTTCTCTTTGGATGCCTTCGATCAGATTGATAAGCCTACGGCACATATTGTAGGTAAAGCTCGATCTACGCTGATTGTTGAGGTAAGAAATTTCTTCAAGAGACCATTGGTTGCCTAAACTGTACGACAGATCACGATAGGCTTCCGCATAGTAAGTATTAAGCTGCTGATAGGCTCGCTCGTAGTTCTCGCCGAACTCTTTGATTATGTCTTGATGGTCTTCAAGTGATTGTGAGCGTGATTTTTCTTTATACTCTTTGAGAAATTGACGGGCATCGTCGGAATAATCAGACATGGGTTGGGCCATACTTCACCTATGTAAAATTTGAGTGTATCACACAGGTGAAATACGTAGTACGATAATATTAATATGGCACTTTGTCAAACCGCTTTACAACTGCGATTTTTTGTAGAAATCATACATGCGATCTAGTGTTGGCCTAACTTCACCATGTCCGTAGCAAACAAAAAGATCGGAATGTAAAGCATTCCACATCGCAGGCGTATCTTCCAATCTAGTAGATAAATCTGTTGAACCAAACGCCCACTCTGTAAAATCTGGATCTCGCAATTCTGGATATAAACCTTTATTGCCAAGAAATCTAATCTTTGTAAGATCCATTGCTTTTTAGCAGCCTTTTTTCATCTTTACTTTTTTTTCGAGCATATCACGCTTCTTATCAAGCTTTTTGTCTTCTTTAAGAAGTCCTTTAAACTCTTTTTTCTCTACTTTTTCGATATGCTGCTCAGCTTTTTTGATACGTTTGTCCATAAATAGACTCTCTTTTTTTAATGGGTTCCAGCATCCTAGGCACATTTAGTCCGTCCAATCAGGTCTTTTTGCACCTTGACGATGCCGTTTTGGGTATTGCTGGTGATTACTATATTGGTCGTTGACATTAGTGTCACATAGTTTTTTAACTGAGGGGAAGTTTGCGCCACATGGGGGCTTTGGGAATTGCTTGGGAGCTGTAGCACCTTGAACGCCAGAAAACTTCAGCGCAGGAATGGACAATGTAGGGTCGACATTGGGTGAGTTTGTCTGTGTTTCGTCGACAATGTCGCTGGCTTGGCCTTCAGTATGGGTGAGATTGATAGCGACGGTGCAGCCTTGCAGCCCTAGGCATGTGCCAATAATTAACAAATTAGTTAGTCTCATCATCAGTGGTCTCAACAATTACAGGTGTAAAGATTTTTTGCTTAACTTGCTCTAGCTTTTCGGCTTCTAGCTTAGCTTTGGATTGCTTTATAGCGTCATTGACTACAAGATCAGCCAAAGCTTGGTATTGTGCGTAGTCGGTATTAATCATATTTAAAATAATGCCAATTGTTGTTCATTTTTTACTGATTCAATTCTTTTATTTGCTATTTCACAATATTCTTGCTCTAGTTCTATGCCTACAGCTTCATAACCTAAATTTTTAGCTGCCACAATGGTAGTACCAGATCCTGCAAAGGGATCGAGAAGAATTCCATCTTTAGGAGGCATAACGAGTTTTATGAGATATTCCATGAGTTTTAGAGGTTTAACAGTTGGATGATTATTTTCACCACGTTCACTTGGTGAAGCTTTTGCACAGTAGAAGAAGCGAGATGCGCCTCCTGAATCGTTGTGGCCCAAACGAAATGTATCTATATTTTTATGGTCATTCCAACCTGAATTTTGACCAAATTCACTTGACGCTTTTCTTATTCCTGATTTAGGTGATTTGCTTATCCCACTCTGCTCATCAAGCATTGCTGCGGATGATTCGTCAAATAGTATGTTAGCTGGCCATCTTTTCCCTTCTATCCTTGCTTCATCTATATTAATCCCTGCCTGTCCCCACTTTTCCGCATTCTTAGCAAAAGTGCCATCGCATGGCTTCATAGCCATGATGATTGGCTCAACCGATGGTTTTAAGGCTGTTCCGAATCCTTTGAAGTTGATGAGGCCCCCGCACTTTTCACACGCTGCCATTCTATTATTTTGTGTGTCCGATTGTCGGGGAACAATTCTAGGTTTTCTATTGAGTTGTTGCGTGTGTTGTGATCCTTGTGATGAACTACTTCCACTCTCTGCAATATTCTGTTCAGATGTTTCGCCATGACTAATCGATGTTCCATCACATAACCGTCTTTCCTCGCCATCGATATATACTCGATTGGACATCTCACATACTTCGGACCTATATAGTTGCCCTTGTTCCGCTTGTATGTTATTCCACCCTTCCATGCAGGATTCTTTTCTCTCTTCAATCCCTTGGCTGGACATGGTCCCGAATGTTTGTGAACTTTGTTCCTGCAAGCTCGAGAACAAAACTTTCCCTTGTTGATCAATAGAGTTGATTTCCGGCGATAAATTTGTTTCTTGCAGAGATCGCAATGATGATTCGGTCGGCGATTTGGTTGTTTTTTCATGGCTATATGGTAACGTATCCCCTCTACATTTACAACCAAAATTATGGCTTTTTGGGAATCCTTGTCCGTAACACCAAAAAATACAGTCGCGTATCTCCCATCCTGCATCTTCAATTGCACAAGTAAGTCTATGAAAGGTACGTGTACCACCAAATGCCAAAAGAAACGATCCTGGCTTAGCTACTCGTAATGCCTGTTGCCAAAACTCAATACCAGGAATCCCATGATCCCACTGCTTGCCCATAAACTTAAGCCCATATGGTGGATCAGTCACCACTGCCGAAAAGTAATTGTCAGGATATTTTGTCATAACTTCTAAGCAGTCGCCATGAATGATCACTCTATCTATGCTCTTTTGTATTTAAGTATTCATTTTTCCATTCTTCGTAAGAAGGAAATTCTTTTGTATTTTCGTAATGGGATTTTTCCCATAAATTGTATAAATGCAAATAATGAACTTGCATACGCGTTTCAGGAGGCATTGGTATAATATTCACTCTTCATCTCCTAATTTCGATATGTGAAAACATCTAATTGCAGGACAAATTCTTGTCCTTTCCTTAGACCTTTCCTTAATAATATTCTCAAAACCTTCAACATCTATCTCCACGCCATGACTAAAGGCAATCATATAAACTGCAAAAGCTTCCAACCCATAGACGTCTGTAAATAATAAGGCTTCTTCAGCACTAACCTTACGGTTTTCTAATTTAGCTTTTTCAAAACAATCTAAATACTGCTTTCCGCCTCGTTCTATAGCTTTGTAGGCTTTTTCAAAAGGAGTCATTCGTCATCTCCTACAGCAATCTCAAAAGCAGCCTCTAGGCTATATCTGAGGCCTCTAACTCGAGAAAACAAATCATAAAGTCCCACAGGTTGTTGGACAACTTCACCATCTTTGTCTATATTTTGCTCAAACCATTGCTCATAGCCATGCTTAGAGTTAGTATGGGCAAAGATTTCATTGTCTAAAATCTCTTGTAGCATAACCTTGAGCACGCCAAGATCTTCTACTCGTTCACGTTTTGTCATCTTGTTCCAGGTTGATTAACTTGATTTGCATTGGGATAGGGGATACGCACTGGCCCACCAAACTGATTTGGAAATTGCCAGCCAACGTAGCCCCTGTTTGGCGGTGGAGTTATTTTAACTGTCACCGTCTTTGCCATGTTATGCCTGCTGTATGCCTTGCAGCTTTTCTAGCTCGTCAATAATTTTACCACATACTTCCTGAATAACAGGATCTTGTGGATAAAGAGCCTGAAGCAGCTTTGGAAGCTCGTGAAGAGCCGCTTTTTCGACTGCTACAAGAATACCTGTATGTTTTTGTATAAAACTCAAAATTGCACCCATTTTTTCCTCCTTGGTTTTTACCTACACTTTTTTTCCTGCGTCCTGAAGTCTTGCCTGAGATTCTTGACGACGTGCCTTAAGGCCATCATCTTTACGCTCTATCGTCAGCTCCCACATGCCGTCTTCACGCTGTTCTGGAGGGATCGAGCTAAATACTTTGATTTCATTTGGGGTTACTTCAAGATGGCCCTTGAGCACATCCTCGACGTGTTCTGCAAACTCATGAATAGAACTTGATCGCTCTGGACGTGTTGTCTGGGCTGGTGTTTTCCAGCAGCCATAGCAGCAGTTGTTGCAGCTATCATCTATGTCTACAGAGCTTCTTGCCTCTACTTTTTCAATCGGGACCATCTGACACCTCCAAAAGTTATGTGTCTCTATGTACGTTATACCAGATGATGGATAATCCTAGGCAGAAAATCACTACCGATAGTATTAACTTAATATATTCCATTTTAACACAACATAATTAGTGTTATCAGACGTTGACCCGTAGCATGTGTCACTCCTCTGGCCATGGTATCCACTTTACACATGGGTAATATTCAGACTCATGAGCACAAAAGTAATGGGCAAAAACTTTGCCGTCATCCAAGATAATGATGAGCTGCCCTTTCTCAGGCTTCTTATCGTTAAAAGATATCCATTTCATATCCCGCCTTGACCTCGAATTACAGGCGTAGCATTGATATGTATAAAAACAGTCTGAGGCTTCCACCAAGGATAAGGCTTAGACCAAGGTGCTGGAGGGCGTGGTATGTAGTTAGTTTTAGTCATAATTTTCTCCGGTAGCCTTTAACACCATATTCTTATTAAAAAAAACCCAATAAAAGTTAACGCAACATAAAACAATGGCCATGATTTTGCAAGCTTATAAGAGTTAACGAGATATGGAATTATGCAAATAACGATTATAGAGCAAAAAACTTTGTAAAACAAAGCATGCTCCATTAGTTTTTAATCCATGTATGTATATTAATGTTATACTTCATAGCGCCATGTATCCAACGTCTGCCATTCCAGTAAGCGACAAACGGCGCCTCGACTTCGTGGGCTTTCACTGTATAGGTTCCCTCTACTAACGGACATCTCATGACTTCGGACATAATGACCTCATCTTATTTATTTTAACTTATCCATTTCATGAATCTGGAATTCCCTCAAACGTTTCTGGTGGATCTTGGTATTGAAGATTGTCTTTTGATTTTCTACGCAAAAGATCTTGCATAGCATTAAAATCTTTCATAACTTTAATGTATTCAGTATAAAAGTCATCGGAAATATCTACTATCTCACCACAGGCTATTTTAATAGCCATTTCGCTAGTGTCTAATATATAAAAGGGGTAAAGTTCATCCCGAACAATAATTGCTTTCTTCATGCTCTAGGCCCATAGAAATGTCTAGGCCACTGAGGGCCAGGAGCTTTACACCATGTAACCTGAATGTTTTCGAACCAGAAAGGCGCTATTGGGATGTGTTTAGGGACTGATACTGTTTTGGTCATTTATCATACCTTCTTCTCTTAATCTGTCATAAGTATAATGGAAAATGTTATAAGCGTTACAAGGATTCCTCTCCCAATTATCACAAACATATGACATACATTTTACAGACAATCCTTGTCTAAGGCATATCGATTGATTTACAGCTCTTTTACACCCTTTACATATATAATCTATGTTATTGGTTTTGGGAACTGTTTTGGTCATCTAAGTACTCCTCTAATTTAGCTTGGTAATCTACATTCTTATCATAGATGCAATCAGGATATTTGGTTGCGATTTCTTGAAAACCGTTATCTTTAATATCTGTCTGCATTAAAAGCCAATTATGGTAATGCATAAGATTTGGGCTATCTTTGCCTTCAACCTCAAAACTATTTAATACAAAGAGAGTCATATCATTATTATTCAGTTTCATCTTGGTCTCGGCCCCTGTGGATAGTATTGTGTCGGCGGAACTGTGCTAATGGTAGTCTGTGGGTATGGCCACATATTCCATAAGTTATTGGGCCTTGGAGGTCTAGGGCTGTTGGCTACGTGGGTCATGCTATCTCCTACAATATAGCTGCGTTGAGTCATAAATATTCATCACGTGATCCTCTATGTCATCGAGATGATCACTTATTGCTACCTGAAACAAAAATATTAAGATTGATACTAACAGAATTAAACTAAGAAGTGTACGCATAGGGCAACCTATTTTGTCCAAGATTAACCTCGGTATGTTTTTAGGTCAACTGAAACGTGGCTGATGGATGTCGCGCAGTCTTTCGACCTCGGCATCACTGATAAGCCTTGTCCCGATCTTGTCTAAGCCAACGGATAGATAACGTAACGCATCGGAGGCGTGGCTATGTTCATCGTGATTTGGCCGAGATGACCAGCAGCCATGAGCTGTGTTCCAGGCTCTCTTGTAGTTGTCGAGATGGTGTATGCCTTTAGCGCACTTGACT